TGTTCGTAAACAACTTGAACGGCTGCAGCTATATCAAATCTATCCTGTTCTGACATTGGAAGATTCCAGTCAGTTATTCCTCTGTGAAAGTTATACGACTGCTTGTTAATTGAAGGAAAATATTCATTTACCTCTTTATAATATCTAGTCCAGTCTCCGTAGGCGGCCATACCCATCATAATATATTCTTCTTGATTAGGCATAAGCCCTATTAACTTAGTGAATGCTGAATAAAATAGACCAAAGCTTACTGGGTAGTTTTCTTTGTACCTCAATTTAATTGTCTCACCTTCACCCACCCATATTGTTGAAGTATTATACTCACCAATTGCATCAAGTACGACAATTACGGCATCATGAAATGGGCTTGTGTAGTATCCAGCACATGCATGAGAATAGTGATGCTTGAATGATTTCCTTGGGACTCCTGGCATTTCAAATCTTGGCTTCCAGTCCCCAGCACCACCCCTTATAAATAGCCTGGAGGCCTTTAGAAGGGGCTTCTCGTAGTAGGCTATATGATCAGGTACCCCGTATGATAGAGCGTCCTGAATCAAAAGGTCATTAACATACCAGTCATTTTTTTGCTTGCTATATCTTTCTGCATGTCCAGCAAACAATATTTCTCCATCTTTAATTAAAGATACAGATGCGTCGTGAGAAGTTTCGTTAATTCCTAGTATTAAAGTCATTAGTATATAAACCTTGGCTTATCGTTATCATTTTTCTTGCGAAATTTTAATCTTACTTTATATATGTAATACTTAATTGCTATTATCATTCCAAGACCTCCCAAAGTCTTCTGCTATATGTGCATGCATATGTATTGGCATATGTCCAACAGTTTTATTTTTAATATCTAAATCCATAGGTTCGTAGAAATTCCTACCATATAAATGTTTAATATCTTCGTGGCATTCTTCTTTTATTTTACAAGAGCCAGCATTTTTATCGCACATGTCTCCGTCTTTATGGAAATATCTAATCCAGTTTCCTTCTTTGCCCGTAAACTGCTCCCATTTATTAAAATTTAAGCAAACATAATTTTGGAAATCTAAGCTACTCATATTATTACTTAAGTAGTTATCCTGTGCCTTATCCCAAGTCCCCCACCTAAAAAAGATATTATTTAGCTCACAATAATATTCTAGCATTTTTATGTAGCTTATGCTTATTGAAAATATAAACTCATGCGGAATCAATTCTTCTGCTAAGTGTGGAATTTTTGAATACTGAACTTTTTTAGTAGGGTCAAGCGGTTTTATAACCTGGAAATATGATCTACTTTTTAAATTTTTGCCTAGTCTTGCAGATGTCATAAACGAAAGATCCGACCTCATTTCAAATCTTGTAAACTCTGGGAACAAGCAAAATAAAAATTTAGGGTTTCCATATTCTTTAAAAAATGCTAATAGGTTGTTAACAATAAATTGAACTCCAGTCCCTGGAGCACCTAGGTTGTATGACTTCATTCCCATTTTATCTGATAAAATATTGCCCCATATGCCTTCTTCTAAAACACCAATTCCCCATGTCTCTGAGCATCCAGCAAAAACAATGTCTCTAGTTTCAATAAACTCGTCGCTTCTATAGCCCTTAGAATTTATTTCATATACATAGTCTAAGTTTTCTGGTCTCCACGCCAATTGGTTTTCCATACTCGTCAACAGATCTTCATCGATAATTGTTTCTATACTGTTCATAGCATTTTTCCAATTAAAAGGATCATTAACAAAGTCTAAGTACTCTACTTCAGAATACACTTCTATTCACCCTGAATACTTTTTTCAACGATGGACTGAACGTACTCTGAAAAATGTTTTCTAATGCTGCCAGCTGGCCTAGCCCCATAAGAGTCCCATATTCTTTTGTACTCCAGCACATTGTAGTATGTTGTTGGGCACAGAACTATCTCGTCATAAGTTTTAAGTGTGGTTGGAAGCGGCACATGCTTTGTGCAACACTTACACTCCTTTGCTCTTTCTTGGTACTCGCTCATATTATCTCCATATTTTCTATTGACCTTGCTAAAGTTTCTGGCATTCTTGGTGCCCTAATCATATTCTGAACATACTCTATTTCGCCATCATTATTTCCAAAATCATTGTCGTAGCTCATAGACTCGTAATCATGGATTTTAATCTCTTCATCTCTTCTCATTCTACTTCTGCTTATTGAGTTATACACAGCACCGCACACGGCATCGGCAAGGTCTTTAGAACCTTTTCGTGGGTGGTCTACCTTGTCCCTCATTATTCTGAGTTGCAATAGCTCGTCTATAAGTAATGGTATATGCGGGCCAGATAATCTTTCTTCTAATACTACCATAGCCATATCATCATAGTGCTTTTTAGCAACAGACAAAATTTCTGTATTAATCCCATACTGCTTTAGCTGCTGCATCATATCATGAGAATTCCATCTATCGAAAGTGCAAACCTTAATATTAAATCCCCTTGTTCTTAAGGATAGTATATAGTCTTTCACCTCAGTAAAGTCCACTGACTTGTCTGGAGTTGGCGTCCAAAATCTTACTGCATCTATCTCTACAATTGGTGCAGGCTGAGAGTATGTATCAGTAACCTTTACATCGACCCACCTATTCACATGTCCCATTGCTACTGCACAATGGTCGTGCTTCTGCGCTAAGTCTACGTGTATAAAATAATCTTTATCTGGCTCTGGCTTAAACCATTCTTCTAATCTTCCAAAATTATCTACTGCTAAGTGAGCCTTGTTAAAAGCCTTTTCAATTTTTTCTCTAGACTTAAAGAATGCATCAACTGCATCTGATGGCATGCATGCAAATCTGCCTAGAGCATCTGTTGGGTTCTTATGAAATGCTACTGTAAAATCAGTTATCTTTTTTGTAGGATTTACTTCCCATGTTGGTCTTTTTAAAGCAAACACTCTTGGGTACACATATGAAATAATATGGTCTTCTTCCCATGCAACCTCAAACTCGTTGCCCTCAGTACCATCTGGCAGGTCTTGATCCAGCTTTAATATTTCTGTTCTAATAATTGTTTCTTTCTCGGCTATCACAGAGTGATAAAATTTTTGTATTGGGTCATTCTTAAATCTTGGAAATGAAAGAAGTATTACCTTGCCAAAGTCTGGGAAACGAGAATCTACTGATGCACGATACATGTCATATATAGCATCTGCTGTTTTAGCCTGATCATGTCCGCTTGTATTCTCTGTTGCAAATCCAGAGATTTCATCTAGAATAACAACTAAAACGTTATAACCTTCCCAGGCCTCTCTTTCTGAGTGACCTGAGTGCACAGTTATAGATTTATCAAATTTAATTTCTGAAGCTTTATCTGTATACTTACCAGCAAACCAGGGCGAGACTTCGATTCTCATTTTAAAACCTTTAAAGAAAACATTGTTCGCCTGCTGTGCATTGATAGCAATATTCAAAATATCAATGGCATCTCTTGGAGGCTTGCCATAATAAGCTGCAGGATCCTTGAGGCACAGCAATAAATAAACTATGTAAGCTACAGCAATTGTTGAAGAGTAATCTTTCCCAGACCCCTTTCCTAATTGAGCTATAACTTCAACGCAAGTCTGCTTAAACATTTTTTTGCCAAGCTCTTCACCATACAACTTTATTAATGTAGACTCTTTGTATATCTGAGAGCTTCTTGCAATTAGTGTATACTGATTTTCTGAAAGTGGGGGAAGCCCAAGGTAGTCTGGGCTAGTTACAAAAGTTTGTAGGTCTACTGGCTTTTCTTCAAACTCATCTCCATCTAAAATCTCTATAAAATCAGAAAAATCAAAAGTCATGATTGAAGTCCTTTGGGACTTTGATGAATTTAAATAGGTTTCCTGAGTGTGAGTATCTAACATCACTTTTCACTTCCTGGACCTGATGCTTACAATGTACGCTAGAGCTATGTATAAGTAGGTCTCCAGCCTTTGGAGCGTATGTTATACCTTGATTAGAGTAATAAAGCTCTCCGCCTTCAAAATCATTGAAGTACATAATTAATCCAGCAATATTATTTTCTACAAGCCTAAACTCTTCTCCATCTTTTAAATTTTTGCTGGCCTCTATCACGCTTAAAAAATCAAAATCATCTGAGTGGTGTGTACCGACTAGCCCACGCTGCATTCTGGTTGGATGCACAGAGCTATTTAAATACACATCTGGATCTAAGATTGACTTAAGGCGCTTATTGATTTCTTCTATCTGCGGTATATCATAAAATGATATCTCGTAGCCAAATCCTGCTTCATTAAGGCTTTTCTTCCAATTACTTTCAGGAATTGATTCAATCAGATCAACTATTTGCTTGCACTCTTCTTGTGTTATAAAATTAGGATAGGCATATATATCTTGCCCCACAACAATTGCTTTTTCTAGGTTAAGCATTGGATGCCTCCTGAGAAATTATTATTGGCTCAACTAATCCAGTAATTTGAGAAAGCCTTTTTGCAACTTCTAC